AATTTCTTTGCTGTTTTTAAATCGAGCGGTGTGATCGGTTGATTTTCACGACTTCCAAGAGGATAAATCGTAGTACCTTTCAAGAATGGCAAAAATTCCTTAATCAGTTTCTCAATGTCTTTTCTCGAATGATTAGCTTTATCTACAAGTATTGTTTTTGATATCGACTGATCAATATGTTTTTGACACGCTTTTTGTATTTCGAAATGAGCTCTAAGAGGTATGTTATCAGAACTTTCGAAATGAGACACGTCTTTTCCGTCGCTCATAAATTTATCAAACAGTGGATGAAACACAATCTCTTCTTTCATTTTATCTTCATCGTTCTTATCATAGTATTTTCGTTTATATGCAGGCCCAAAAATTGGTTCGACTCCACTACTTACGTTTCCTGATATTATTGATATAGTTCCAGTTGGTGCACAAGATAGCAAGTTGCTATTTCGAAGTCCATATTCTTTTATCCTCATTTTTACTGAGTTTTTGAGAGTCTTAACAAATCCACTCTTCATTATTTTTTCTTTATCGAAAACTGAGAATGAACCTTTTTCTACAGAAAGATAAGTACTTGTTTCATATGCTTTATTTTTTATGAAATCAAAGATTCTATCAACGAGTTCTAAAGATTCTTTTGAGCCATATTTTATTCCACACAATAACATTGCATCATGAAGTCCTGTTACCCCAAGACCAATCTTCCGAGTATTCATAGCTTCATCTTCAATCTGCTTAATAGGATATGTTGTAACAGAAACTACGTTATCAAGAAAGCGAGTTGCAACCCTTATTGTATAATCTAGTTTATCCCAGTTTATTTTCTCATTCTCAACAAACCTCGAAATAACTAAAGAACCTAATACACAGCTTGAGAAGGCAGGACCACAGATTTCGGCGCAAGGATTTGAACCAACAATTTCTTTATAGTAATACAAGTTGTTCATTTGGTTTGCGAGACTGTTGTTAAATAAACCGGGTTCTCCATTTTCATATGCGTTATCTATGATTTTGTTCCACAACTTCTTAGCTTTTACTTTTCTTGAAACTTGGCCCTTGAATACTAATTCTAAATCTTTGTCTTTATCAACAAGATCAAAAAAGTCTTCTGGTGATACACATCCAAAAGAAACAGAAACGTTTCCATTATTAAGTTGTTTTTTATCGAGTTTTGCGTCTAGGAACTCTTCTATATCTGGATGACAAATATCGAGAAGCAACATATGAGCAGACCTTCTTCCGCCACCAGTTTTTATTTCTTCAGCAATGGAGTTTATTATTTTCATAAACGATACAGCACCAGATGCAGTTCCACCAGTTCCTCTTATTGGAAAGCCTCTCGGTCTTACAGAAGAGTAGTTACATCCTATTCCACCACCAAGAGATCCTATTACTATACAATTAGAGGCACACTCTCCCCATCCTTCTCTAGAATCAGCAACGTCAATTATAAAACAATTAATGAGATTTGGTTTTGGTCTTCCAGCTCCTGCCCATATTCTTCCACCTGGTACAAATCTATTCGATGATATTTCTTTGAAGAATTTTTCTTCCCATTCTTCTTTTTTACCATTTGATTCGCATGAAGCAATTGTTCTAGAAATTCTTCTACAAGCCTGTTCCCAAGATTCTTCTTTAGAAAAACTGTACCTGTCTTTAAAAATCTGAAGCGAAAAACCTGTTGGATTATATTCGAGAGATCCACTGTTGTTAATATTTTCTGTCATTCAAATCTCCTTTAAAGATTTAAAGCTTTGAATAAGTTATCTATATTATCGCTTTTACCACAAACAAAATACGGTTGAAGTCTGTCATTTTTGAAAAGAAAGTCTTGAAACGATGATTCATCAAATCGAACGAGGTTTATGTTTCGTTTTTGACAATATTCTTCAAATGAACGGTCAGAATAATACTTTTTAAAGATATTTGCATTGAATTTGCTCGTAAGAGCTTTTTCAGCTATTTCTGTTATTGGTCGATCAAGACCATGAATAAAAATTCCATCGAAACAAACAATGATAGGTTCTTCATAATCTAAAATAACAAAATCGACTTCTAGATCTTGTTTAAAATCAGAAAACAAATCTCCATAAATACTATTAAAATCTTGTGTGTTTATCTTTGATTGCCATACAATATTTTTAAAATGATTTTGTAGCAATATAGCAAATGCTATTTCTCCATTAGAAATTCTTTTTCCAAACATTCCGTTTCTTTTTTGTGTTTCGAATCCTTTTCTCACTCTTTCTTGTGCTTTATCGTAATCGTAAAAACCATTTTTTGCTTTTGTTACTGCAGCTTTCTTTGCTGAAATAATATCAATTCCACTTTTTCTTCTTACAATAACTCCCTTTTTTGCAGCTTCTTTATATTTTCTATGATTTAATGCTTTAGTTTTTTTCTGTTTTTCAGCGCTTATTTTATCTGATCCTCTTTCTTTTTTTGTTTTATTAGCTTTTTTAGCAACAGTTTTATAATGACCTATTTCTTTAAGTTTTTTTACTAAGTTTTTTCTAACTTCTGGTCGTTGAAAATTGCAGGCAACTCCAAACTTATCTAACATAGCTTTTTGTTGTTTTTGTTTTATTTTTTCTACTTTCATAATATGTTCGACGCCGTATTTTTCTAATACAACACGTCTTGTAGTTTCTTGTTGTAATAAATATACACACTCTTTTTTTCCACATGTTCTATCTGTATTTAATACTTGTTGTGATTTTGTTCTAAAATATTCGCTGTTACAAATTGGACATTTCACTATTTCTTCTGTGTGATATTTCCAAGAATAACTTTCATAAGTTAGATTATGAGAATGCAAATGTCTTGATGTTCCCTTTAAATGAACTACTTTTTTGCATCCCGGAACTTTACAATAAAATTTGTTTCTATCTTCTATCAACTGAAAGTTTCCTGTTCTGTTGCTGTTTCTTAACATCTGGAAGCGAAGCTTCTTCATCAAGAACTGTAATCGTTGAAGTTGAAGTGTCGATTGACACATTGAGAACGAGTCCGGAAATCCCGCTTCTGTTTTTTGCGAAGAACAGTTTTCCGGTTCCGAGAGCCATATCTTCGATTTTTCTTGAGAAAGAAATGAGAGTATCACATACGGCAGCTTTTAAATAACTTTCTGCTACCGATTCGAGAGAAATATAATCTTCCTCTGCGGCACCTCTTTGTGACTGAGTTGCAGTGATTACTGGAACATCGAAGTCACCAGCTATTCCTCGAAGATCTTCATAAATCGACTCGAGTTCAAATCTTTTATTTTCTGTCGATGATACTGGTTTCATGAGATCTGCATAGTCAACAATTATCAAGTCTGGATCAATTCCTCTCATCTTAACTTTTGATATATGATTTCTTATTGTCTGGCTTGAAGCGGTCTTTGTCGAAAACTCTTTTATGATTATGCTTCCCTTTATGAGGTTTTGTACTTTATCTTTTATTATGTCTTTAAATTCGAGTAGATCATCGTAGGATATTTTCGAAATACATGAATCATAACGAAGAGCAGTCTTTTTATCTGATAATTCGAGAGTATAGTGAATAACATTGAAGCCTCTTTTTGCAGCTTCGGCACCTGATTGAACGAGAAGATGGCTTTTTCCTCTAGTTACTGGAGCCATGAAAACGTGGAGTTCTCTTGTTGAAAACCCACCATTCATAAGTTTGTCTGCTTGATGCCAAGGTGTTGGAATAACCCTGTTTGATTTCTCATCATATCTTTGTTCGAAGTCACTTGAGTATAATATACCGATGTCCTTATTCGTTCCGAGAGTTATACTCTTTTTTATTATTGCGACGATTTCATCAAATTTCGAATACTTCAACATATCAGCTGCTTGAAATAAAGCTTTCTTTAGATTTTGTTTCTTGCAAAAATCGAGAGACTTATCTTTAATGAAGTCGAGATCTTCAAGTGGACTATTCTTCATGTTGCTTTCTTTTATTGAATCAATGAAGATCTTCGCTTGTTCTTTCGATATTTTGTCTTTTATCTCAGTTGCTGAAGTTTCAAGACTTTCTATGCTCGGAATCTTTTTATATTTTTGATAATGTTCCTGTATTGTTTGAACGAGATCTCTTAGATATTTTTTATCGAAGAATGTTATTTCGATTACTTCTAGAATCTGTTCAGCAAACTGCTTGTCTAATAAAATTGAATAAACAAGTTTGTCCTGAAAACTTCCGCCGAACTCAGTGAACGAATCGCTTCCACTACTACTGCTCATTCATCCTCCTTTGTCTATATCTATAAATATAGAAGCTGTATAGCTATTATATCAAACTTTAATTTTTATGATTTGAAGTCAAAAACAAACCATTAAAAACATTTACGAATCTATCAATATCAAAATTTGGAAAATCATCAGACATCAGTATTCTGCAAGCTATTGGTTCCCAGCTCACACCGCAGTCGATATTTTCTTTCACTTGATTTATTTTTTCTATTGGTAAAATTGAATCACGAAGTTGCACAACGTTATATATTTTCATTAAGTGGTCAAATGACTCAACTATTGATTTATATTTCTTACTTTCATCGATGTTATTTGTTGCATGAACAAGAATGTCTTTCATATAGTATTCTTTGTTCTCGCTCAAAAATGGAAATAGTTTTGATACACTCTTGAGACCGACACCCTTTGCACCTTTTAAGTTATCAGAGTTATCTCCAACAAGAGCTCTTGCAACAGCAAAGTTTTTTGAACTGATTTTGTATTCTTCAACGAGATTTTTATGTGTCTTATATTTTTCAGTAATCGGATTATAACAAACTGTTTTTTCATCGAGAAGTTGATAGAAATCTTTATCTGCCGATATGATTATTTTTTCATCTTCTTTTTTGAGATAGCAAACGAGAGATATTATATCATCAGCTTCCGTATATTCATAATCAAGTTGAATTACAGGGAGTGCGGGAATATATTGTTCTTTCAGTTTTCTAAATTGATTAGATTTATTTTTCTCAAGTTCGTCTTCTGTAAATTCATAAGTTCTGTTGAGAGTCGGAACTTTTCTTCCTTCTTTATACTCTTTAAGGATCGTTCTTCTCTTTTGAGACCCATGTTCACCATCCCAACAAACATAGACTTTTGTGGGAGAAAACTTTTCAGTAAAGAACATAAGAGATCTTATGAAACCAAATACGCCGCCAATTGGATTTCCATTAATATCCATTGCTGGAGAAACGACGAAGTGGCGGAAAAAGTTGTTGTTTCCGTCTATTAAGAGGATTCTTTGTTTTGTCATGGTGGAGAGGGGAGGATTCGAACCCCCGAAGGGCGGAGCCCACTTGATCTACAGTCAAGCCCGTTTGACCACTTCGGTACCTCTCCAGATTATATTATGAAAGTTTTTCTAGCTCATCTCTTATGAACGGATACACTTTTGTAAATACATCTTTGAGTTTATCTTCTTCAGTTACATCATTATTTTTTAGAGCAACTGAGATCAATTCTGGTAGTTTAGAAAGTTGATCTTTGTTGAGTTTTGCTACAGGTGGATTCTTTTTTATGACATCCTCGATAGCAGTTTTCATCTTCGAAACTTTGTCAGTATCATCATTATTAGCATTAGCAGGGGTTGTTTCTTTCGAACTATTCATTCTTTTTAGAACAGCTTCCATATAAGCGTCATAAATGTTAGCGAACGTTTTGTCTTCGTCTATTTCTTCGTTTTCAGCAACGTCAAAAATTGCTTCTTCTAAATCTTTTGTTTTAGTCTCAAATTCTGGGTGTGCACTTAGAATATGTTTAACAATACGTCTTACGACTCTTTTCTTTCTTTTTTCAACTAGCTCATACACTTTATCAATTTCGTCTTCATCTATTTGCTTCTCTTTTTCTGTCTTAGTAGTAGTAGTAGCTTCAACCTTCTTACCAAGTAGTTTTTGTATAACAGCTTTCTTTGCTTCGTTGTATTCATATCTAAGATCATAACCTGGCTCCATCTTGAGTATATCGATGCAAGCCTTTCTAACTTTTGCAACAACTTGCTTATCTTTTGGATCAACTCGAGTGAGTTTCGAATAGTCGTCAACAACATCAGTTATGAATTTCTCTTCTTTTTCTCCAATGAATACTCTTTCTTCTTTTTCATATTTAGAGAGTTGTTCAATTTCTTTGATTTTCGCTTCAATCTTTCTCATAACATATTCTGTTGGAAGGTCAAGTGCTCTTGCTATTAGATCTGAGTTAAAAGCAATAGGATCTTCAACACCTTCTTTTCCTTTAGATACTACACCAAGCTTGTATCGACTTATCTTATATAGATTCTTCAACATGAAGTTTAGGAAATAATCTTTTGCTTTTTGTAGGTCACCTAATGAATTAGCGAGAGCTTGCTTTGTTATTGTCTCAAACTCATTTGCTTTTGCATTCTTAAAAATATCATCTTTATATGCATTAACGAGATTGTTAAGAAATTTTTGAATATCGTTTGCGAACTTAACGTCTGTATTCTTTCCCATATATGCTTTCGATAACATAGAATAAACATTGTTTGGAGTCATAGCACGCTTATTTCTCTTTAGCCATTTCTCGAATGCATCGAGTTCTTTTTCGCTTTCTGGAGTAAATTGTGGAAACTCTTCGAAGAATTTTTGTATCTTCGTTTGAATCTGTTCCCAGTCAGCTGCTCTTTCAGCATCCTTTTCATCTTCTGGAAAGTCTAGTTTAGAAATAGCATCAGTAACTGGAGAAATGAGAGATTTTAAAGCAGACAGTACGCCTTGTTCGAAGATCAAGCTTTTAAGATTATTTTTCTTCATTTACTTCTTCATCAAATCTTTCTGTGTTATCATCAACATACTTTGATGCTGCTTCTTGAATGACGTTCACTTCTTCATTGAGACCGCTTACTGTTTCTTCGAACTCAGAGTCATTGCTCATTTCATTCCGAAGCGAATCAATTGTTTCATATAGATTTTGAAGCTTCACTAAAGCATCAACAAGTTGTTCGTCTGATGATATTTCCATATCTTAATTATTCTTTCTTACAGATTTGTTGACAGAATTCTTACACCACTCATACCTTGAGGCTTATATTTTCGATAAGCTCTTCGAATTGCTGGAATTCTCGATACGAACGTATTATAAATAATTAGAGGTGAAATTTTTGGTGGCATTAAGTTCTTCCATCGATAGTATGCTTTGTAGAGATTTTTATCTTTAAGATCAGAAAAGTCTTTTTGAGTGAGAAACTTGATGAGTTCGATGTAGTTATTTGGAATCTGTTTGAGTGCAAGTCCGTGGCAGCACCCTCGCCAATTCGGATGCATCACATAGACTTTTGGCTTCGGATCATGCGATCTTTTTCCTATATAAGAAAACGTTATTATATTTCCCATTCCGAATGCCATATGTTATTCTCCTTTAAGTGAAACAAAAATTGTAACTTTATTCTTTGTTTCTTTCTCTTTTTCTTCTATCAACTCAACAAAGCTCTTAAATGAGTTCTTCACTCTGTTTATTGTGCTTCTACTCGAAAAATATATTTTCTTCTCTCTTTTTTCTATTGTTTTTAATACATTCGGAAGTCTCTGCCTAAGAGTTGCTGCAGATATCTTTGCTTTTCCATTTTTGTTAAAAGCTTCTTCTACGAGTTCTTTTGTTGCACATGGCTCAATATGAGACTCTTTTATACAACTAGTGTGTCCACAAACAATAAGCAAACCATCTTTTTGAGCGAGCTTCTCTTCTTCAGACATTCCTTTCCATTGAGCACAAATATCAATTTCTCTGTTACCGTTATTATTCTTCGATTTCTTCAACTGCTTCACCCACAGCTTCTACCTCTATCGCTGAATCTGGATCTATGTCGATATTCTTTAGTTTATTCTCTTCTGAATCTTCAAACTTTATGATCATTTTCTTTTCGATGATATCCATGCAATAATTATAAAACTCTTTATCAGTTGTCATTTTTTCATGGAACGAAGATTTATTGAATTTTACTTCTTCCTCTTTATACATCATAGATGCCCAAGCGCCCTTTTGTTCAATTTCTTTATAGTTCTTCAATGTTTCAAAAATTGCTGTAATGTCATCAACTCCAGTAGTGAACAATGTTGGAAACTTGCAGGATCTAAATGGTGGAGCAAGCTTACTCTTTATAACTTTTGCTTCAGAAGCGATTCCCACTGTTTGTTCAGCTACTTTTATCTCTCCTACTTTCTTTAGCTTCAGTCGAATAGAAGCGTGATAAGGAACAGCTTTTCCACCATAAGTAGCACTCATAGGATCTCCATAACCCATTTTTCCAATTGAAGCTTTAAGTTGATTTGTAAAGACAAGAGTTATCTTTTCTCTTGCTATCGAATCAACAAGTTTTCTCATTGCCTTCGAGATTATTCTTGCTGCAACACCTACTTGCTCTTGAGGATTAAATGTTCCTTCTATTTCAGCCTTCGTTGGAGTTCCAGCAATTGAGTCCCAGATTATTGTTATTGGAACATCTTTGTCAACAGTTCTAATTTTTTTCACAGACTCTTCAATTGTCTCGAATACTTCTTCCATTGTTGGTGGAACTGCATAGAACAAATCGTCAATGTTTATTCCGAGTCTCTTAGCAAAATCTCTATTGAGCGAAGCTTCTGTATCAATGTATATTACGAAGCCTCCCTTTTTTTGAGTGTTTGCTGCAACGTGTTGACAAATAAGAGATTTTCCCGAACTTTCAAGACCGATTATTTCAGTCAGTTTTCCGACTGGAACCCCTCCGTCTCTTCTATTCGATATAATATAATCGAGAATTGTGCATCCCGTTGATATCCAATCAGTTACATTTGTTGGGGCTTCTTTTCCAAGTTCATAAGCAACTGTTTCTGAAAACTTTGAGTTTATTACTTTTGTCAGAAGCGACTTAAGATCTCGTGGTTGCATTTTGCCATCAGACGAAACAGTTTCTTCTTTCTTCGGTCTTGCCATTTTTTCTCCTTAGGGCTTGGATAGGGACTCGAACCCCTCATCGCTTTTCAACGATACTCCAAGTTCCAAGCCTTTTTATTAACTAGCTATTCGTTGATCTCTTTGAATACTTCATCTATTGATTCTGCAGAAACTTCTTCTTCGTCTTCTGGAACCTTTGTTGACGTCATTGAGTCGAGCCAATTGTCAGCTATCTTTTGTAATTCGTCAAACGATAGTTCTTTTATTTCTTTCATCATATCAGGAACTGAATCAGTGATTCTCTTGATCTCTTCTTCGCTTGAAGCAAGAGCTGATGATCTTCGCTTTGGAGAAATGCTTGTTTTTGAAAACTCGCCTTTCTTCTGTGCTTTCGTTAGGACAATATCAAGATCAGTTCCGCTCACAGGATCAGAAATATCACCGTATTCTGGGTTCTTGCAATAACGGATGATGCTTTCATAAATAGTTCTTGAGAATGTCCACCACATCGGTTTCAATTCAGATTCTGGTTTGTTCGATTCTCTAACAACTACAGGAGCAAAGAATCTCCAGACTGTCTTGAGTTTTTTAGCGATAACTTTATCTTCGTCTGTTCCGCTTTTATATAGTTTGATTCGAAGATTATCAATAGGGCACTTTCTATTGAATGTTGCTGGACAAACAATTGGACCATTTGGATCGACGTCATAGTGATACATGAGTTCTACAAATTGTGGAGTATGAGGAACAATTCTTATTACGTGTGCTTCTCTTGGCTTCCAAAATCTAAAGCCATCGTTTTCTGTGGGTCTGATTTTTCCTTGAATTTGTAACAGTTTTTGTTCAAGTTTGTCTACGTCTATAGTCACTTTTTCTTCTCCCTTTCTTACGCTACTTTAGCGCTCTTCACGTCTTTTAAAACTAACGGTATAATTGATAAAATCTTTTTATCACTCTCTCTAGTTTCTTTTTGCATTATAACAAGAGAGTCTCTATATTTTTCCCAGTTTACTTTATAGTTTTCTTTGCTAGCATTTTCGAGCTCTGAATCCCTTTTAATAAGTTCATTCAAAGCATTGAGAGTATAGAGAGTATTCGTTGCTTTATTTCTATGAACTTGAAATGTATTTTTTGGAAAATCATACTTCTCGTCTTTTAGTATATTGTATGTTATCGCAACTCGATCTGCATTGTTTTTGTCTTCGAAGATAAAAATTTCACCTTCGAGCTGAAAAGAATTTGCTATGTCACTTAAAGTTCTAGCTTTGATGTACATATTGCTATTAGTGAACGTACATAGTAGTGATGTGTTTCTTTCTCTTTTTATCATAGTATTTCTCTTTCTATTATCTCTTTTCACCGTATATGTTTTCTTGTTTAACTGTAGTTTTTACGAAGCGAGATAAATCCTCTAGTCTACTATTTGGTCTTGAAAGTCCAGTTAGAATATTGTAAATCGTTATTTTGTCTCCTTCCTCAGAATAAATTCCTCTATAAACTACCGCATTCGAAGTTATGTTTGCGAGTGTACCAAAACCATTACTGATTGAGTCATGGAGACCCTCAACAGTATTGAACAAAATGTCTCCGCCTATTACTATCGAACCAGCAGCTTTCGTTGTTGAAAGATCGAAACCTTCTGCAAGAAGAGTTCTTTCGAGATTCGATTTAATAGATACTCCAATTGAATCCTTGTCACCATAATCTTTTACTTTCGTAGCTCCCATGATCAAACAGCCGCCAGCACTCATTATAGCATTATAATCTGCAGTATCGAATGAAGCATATTCACTGCTCTTTGTTGCCATAATGTTGAACACGTTGAATAAGCCTGCGATTGTTTTATTCACAGTTTGCCAATAGTTCTTCATTGTGAGGTTTGGATATAGCTTCCGAATTTTGTTATTATCGACAAACAATAGAGGAGATATTCTATTTGATTCTGCTGCATCGCAAAGAGGAGAAATAACTTCTATCGCATTTTTTGCTACATGACCAGAGACACACTCACTGTTTTCTGGAATTGAACAGATGACGCCAACTTTTATATCAACGTCAGTGACACCAATGTACTTCAAATATTTTCTTGCCACACCAAGGAGTTGCCAAACCGAACCACCACCAGTTCCACCACCAGCACCTATGCATACGATTATTCTATCGCATTTTCCGAATACCTTTTTTATCTTGGAATAAACATCTTGTTCATACTTCTTTGCAGCCTCAGCTCCTCGAACCATGTTTTTGCCGGCGCCAGCAATTTCATCAAGTTTCATAAGTAGTTTTTGATCTTCTGGAACATTGATTCCTTTAAGATCATGTTCAGCTGTGTTTACTATAAGACATTTTTTGTAACCAAAGTTGTAAAACGCTTCTGCGATCCTAGAACCTCCCTGACCAGAACCAATGAAGGCATAAGTTATAGCTCCGTTAGCTTCGTCTTTTATTCCTTCTTCTGATTCTTGTGCTGACTTAACAGCAACTTCATCAACCTCTGGAACATCAAACATGGAAGTAATTGATTTTTCTTCGTTGCTCATTTTCTTTTCCTTTCTTCTTATATAGTTTCTTGTTGTTCAAGAAACAGTTCCTCTGGATTTATTTTTCCTTCTTCAAGAGACAAATCGATATTTTCAATGTCTTCTCTGTTATTTACAGCATTGTGTTTTTCTGGTTCAACAGCATCAACTATTTCTCTTTTCTCTTCCATAATAGACCACTTATCAGCCCATTGTAAAAGAGCAGTTAGATTGTATTCTTCTCTAAAAGTATCTTTTCTTTCTGTTAAAGAATAAATTGCTTGATACTCGCCCATCGATATTGGTATATTATAATGTTGTAGCAAATATAAAGAAATGATATTTACAGGAGTCTTTGATAATCTTTCATTTATTTTATAGAGATAACCTCTTCTTTTCCAGTAAGAGTCATCTTGCGGAATATAATAATCTTCTTCAATGTCGCCTATTTTCCCTATGTCATGAAAAAGAGAAACGAGAATCACTGATTCTTTTGAGTAGTCTATAATCTTGAAAGCATCAATTAGTTTGAGCATATTTTTTATTGTATAGAGTGAATGTCTTGCAAGACCACCAGGAAAACAAGAATGAAAATCAAGACGTGATGAAGCTGGTGCTGTAAAAAACTTTATTCCAATATCATCAATCATTCTCAATATGTTGCGTCTTCTTTCAAAAGAAACACGATCGAGAATCTTTATTATTTTGTAATATATTTGTATTACTTTTTTGTGATGGTTTTCACGAAGAAAATAACCAGCAGACTTTTTTACAAACTCTTCTTGTTGTTTTGTTGCTTCAGTTTCTTGAGGTGCGATTGACGATGAAACTTCTTGTTCACTCATGATACTTCTTTAAAATCCTTTCCTTTTTTAACTTTTGAAAACATCTTACAACCAAAAAATGAGTTTTCAAATATTTCTTTGATTTCTTGTGTTTTACCTATTAAGTGTTCGTCTCGTATCATTATAACAACTGCATCATGAAAAGGAAATAATATTTTTGCTTGTATTTTACTTTTCTTTAAGTGATCGTTTATTTTACATAAAGAACTTAACAAAACATTTCTTTCCATACATTGAAGAATATTATTAATTACTGTTGATTTATTGTTTGAAAATACTTTTATTGGTCTCTCAAATATATCAAAGACAAAATCACCATCAGTTCTGATTTTTTGTTTATCAAATATTTTTTCTAGTTTTTCATATTGTTGTTCAGTTATCGATTTCAAAAAAGTCTTTTTATAAGCTCCAAACAACATTTTTATCGATAGATCCTTTGCTGTTTCTCGAGAGCAACATATTGTTTTTGATATTTCAAAATATGGGTCTTCTGTTTTATACAGTTCATTTCCTAATAGATAAAAAAATAATCTAACTTGACAAGCTGAATAATCTAGTTTTAGAAACGAAAAACCTTCCTTCGAAACTATGTTCTGTCTTTTGTCAGCTTGCAAACTAAATATATTTATTGGACCGTCACAAGATAATCTTCCAGTTCTCGTATCGTTATACTTAATTTTTATTTTACTTCCATTAGATAAGTATATATTGTTTTTACTTATTGCATTTAACAACTTGTATTGTTCTTTTCCAAACTTTTCATAGTATACACAAGCCTTTTCAAACTCAGGTCTTTCATGTATCTTTTCAAGAATAGAAAACATCTTTGTTAGTTTGTCTTTTGTAATCTCTAAAAATAAATCTTCATCTATTAATTGATAGAGCTGAAAATCATCAACGTTTATTTTGCATTCTTTGAAAGATCTCAAATGATTGTTTAATGTTTCATTATCAAAAGTAAATGGTTCGTAGCAAAGTTCAAAAATTTTAATAAGATTTATTCCAAAATCAAAGCTATCAGTATATTTTTTTTCACAACAATCAGTATGAAACTCTTTTCCATTAAAACATAAAAATGAGTTTTTTGAGATTTTAGAAGAAATTTCCAATACTTGTATTATACTATAATCTTTTTGTTTTGTTTTTTCTAAATTGCAATCATTGTGCACTCGCAATTTGTTTGCCAGTTCCCGGGCTCAATTTCGTGACTTAACTTTGTTATATTGTAACACCTTTCAAATATCGAACCTTTGAGTGCAAATCGAGTAAACCATGGTTGATAAATTTGCATTGCTGAGTTTCCTATTGCTGAAAATGAAATCTTAGTTGTTAAAAACTTGTACATGTCAGTTGGAGAAACCATTTCTCTCTCAACATCTCCCTGTTCGTTTTTGTCAACCATTTGTTTTATTAGTGAAGCCTGGAGTTCTTCGTCTGTTTCTGATGTTAGACTATGATTTTTTATTATTAAGTTTTCAGAAAATATATTCACGATTGGAATGTCAAATGACTTCGTACTATTTACATCACCATTTCCACCAACAATAGTTCCATCCATAAATGTTTGTTCATATTCTGAAAAATCAGAATCTTCTAGCAAGACACCAGAAGATCTATTTGATTCGAGAACTCTTTCAAAAGCAGTCTGTTCTGAGTTCTCATATATAGTAGGAATACCATAAGACGAATCGAGAATGAAACAATA